CTCTGCTAAAATGCAATTTCTGGACATTACAGGCGCTCCGCTTGTAGGCGGCCTTCTTTATACTTACGCTGCTGGAACAACAACGCCTTTAGCTACTTACACGGATAATTCGGGCATAAGTCTTAATCCAAACCCTGTTGTATTAAACGCGCGCGGCGAAGCATCTGTCTGGCTTGGCGCAAACACATACAAATTTAAGTTAGCTGATTCTAATAATAATGAAATTTGGACAGTTGATAACATATCAGCCCCAACATCGGCGCTTTCGCCGGTTTTGTCTGGAAATGTGGTCATAAACACAGATTCATCTAATACCGCATTAACTATTACACAGACTGGCACTGGCGCAGTTCTTCGCGTTCAAGATTCGGCCAACCCTGACGTTACTCCTTTTATAATAACCAATACCGGGCAAGTTGGTATTGGGACAGCCAGCCCCACAACTAATTTGGATGTTGCTGATGGAACTATTCGGCTATCTACTTCTGGAGGCGTGGCTTATACAGATCTATTCGCCGATGCTACCAATTCCACTTTATCCGCTGTAAATGACCGTAATCTTGTACTACAAACAAATGGCGTTACCCGCGCGACAATTAATAGTTCTGCGGCTACATTTACAGTTCCTATTATAGGTGTCGGCGCTAATCCATCTGGTATAATCGCTCCTTTTGCTGGATCATCAGCGCCTTCAGGTTGGTTAATATGTAATGGCATAGCTTATTCTAGGACAACATATGCTAGTCTTTTTACCGCTATCGGCACTTTATGGGGCGTAGGAGACGGGTCTACAACATTCAATATTCCAGATCTACGCGGTCAATTTCTTAGGGGCTATGACAGCCGGTCGCCAACAAGCGGTGCCGTAGATACGACTGTTATTTCAGGTGTTACAACAAGTGGTAGCACGACTGTTTCGGGAATACCTTCAACGACATATCTATATGCCGGTATGCCTATTACAGGCACTGGCATCCCCGCAAGCACAACTATAGTATCAAAAGCTGCTAATTCAATTGTGATATCTGCGGCTGCTACTGCGACTTCAGCTACATTATCTTGCACGACAAATTCAACGGCAACTGTGACAACTGCAAGCACGGCAACATTGTCTGTTGGACAGGCCGTGTCAGGGACAGGTATAGTTGTGGGGTCTTATATATACCAAATTTTTAACTCAACCACATTTGCGATAACCCCTGCCGCTTCGGGAAGTGGAACTAATACATTATCTTTTGGCACAACGCTTACTGTAGGCCGAACCTTAGCTGGCGCGCAGCTTGACGCTTATGAGACGCATAATCACGCCGTAAATGATCCAAGTCACGCGCACGATCTTGGTATTGTATTAGCGGCTGGAAGTGGAGGCGCGGTGCCATACCCACAAACAGGCGTAACACCTGTTGCTACTACAAACAGCAATACTACAGGATTGACGGTAAATAATTCCTACACCGGCAACGTCGAAACGCGGCCTAAGAACTATGCCGTGCTATACATCATCAAGACCTAGTATTATAGTGAGGCATTATGGATCCGTTCACACTAGCCCTTTTAGGAAGCACCGCAGCAAGCGCGCTTAGTAGCGGGGCTGGCTATGCGGCTTCTCAGCGTGCCGCAGGTACACAAGCACAGGCCGCTCAACAGGGCGGTATGTTGGGCTACATCGCTCAACAACAAGCGCTTGAGGAAGCTCGTCGTCGAACCGAACAAGGTGTTAAGGCTGCGGGCGACTATTATGGTATGGGCCGCGCAGACGTAACTTCGGGTATAAATCGCGGGATAGGTTTTCAAGAACCTTACACGACCACTGGCGCGGCGGCGATCAATCAGCTTTCGCAACTTTACGGCCCTGGTGGTGCATATACGAAACAACCAACGTATGACGAGCTTTCTTTAGACCCTGGGTATAATTTCCGTATTCAACAAGGTCAGCAAGCTATGCTCAATGCCGCACGCGGTGGTGGGTTAGCTGGTTCAGGCGCTGCGTTAAAAGCCGCCTCACGATATGGCGCTGGCGAAGCAAGTCAAGAATATCAAAACGCCTATAGCCGTTTCATGGCTAACCGCGATGCCGTTAGGATGGGTTTGCAAAATATCGCTGGCACAGGCGCAGGCGCAGCCAATACGGCGTCAGGACTGGCTGGGCAAGGCGCAGCTAACTTGGGCACGTTGGCGTCTAACACGGGCAACACGATTGCTGGTCTTTATGGTGGTCTTGCAAGCCCTCAAATGACAGCTCTGGCGGCGGCTAACCCTTATGCGTCTGCGATAGAGAATGTAGGCCAAGCTCGCGCTTCAGGCTACATGGGTGGAGCGGCAGCATTACAAAATGCGCTACAGACGCCGGTCAACGCTATGATGGCGTATGGCATGGCGGATCGTTTTGCGCCTCAAGGGGCTTCAGGTTCCTATCAATTTGGTGGTCAAAATGTTCCCTATTTTGGCAGACCATCAATTTACGGGTGATTTAGATGCCAGTTGATTACACGATTGCAGCCCGCAACGCGCAATTAAACAACACACCGACTGACTTTACGAACATGCTGGCGCAATACCAGATGATGGGATCGCGCGCGCAACAGCAACAGCTACAACAGCGCGAATTAGACCGTCAGAATCAATTGATTAGCCTATTAGGCGGTGCGGATATTAACTCGCCTGAGACTATTAACGCGCTTGCGAGAGCTGGGTATTTACCTGAGTCTATTAGCGTTATGACCGCTCAACGTCAGGCTGAAGCACAGCGGGCAGCGGCAGACGCGCAGCGCGCGACAGCGGCATATCATCAAGGTATGCTCGGTATAGCGCAAGCTAAACTTCCTTTTGAAGAGCGCAAATTAACGCAGGAAGCTCTTAAAGAAGAACGGCTTGCTGGCGAAGCCCAATCTAAAGCTGCAAAAACACAATTAGAAAAAGACGCCGAAGTATTTAAGTCCGCTGAAAATAACGCGGCTAAAATCGTTATGGCTGGCGGCAAAGGATATGAGCAGTTCTATAAAAAATTGCCTACAGAATTACAGGCGGTTTTAGATCCTAATTATAATGAAGAAGCGTTGACAAACTTCACGACGCAAATGTCCACAATTCAAGATCAGATTAAACGCCGCGATGAGTATGAGCTTAAAGAAAGAATCAACCCAGATACGGGTCTTAAAGAAACAATTGCTATTCCTAAATTCAAGCCTGGAAAAGGCGCTACGGTTGTTCCTGGCAGCGCAGGCGCGGTTCAAGAAAAGTTTGGCTTTATGGCTGGGCCTGAAGGATCTGGCACTGTTATCCGCACAAGTCCGACGGCTGGCACCGCTGAGTCCTTACCACTTACCAGCGGCGGTATCCCTGCGCCTCGCGTTCAAGCTACGCCAGAAGGCAAGTTAACGCCCCGCGTTGATATGGGAGCGCCTCCTAGCGCTCCGGCTAATGTGCCTGAGCCTGTGCCTGGAACGCCTGAATTTACTAATCGTCGGTTTGCTAATCAAGTATTTAAAGACATTGAATACAACCCTAAGACGGGCGATGATCGGTTATCTAAACTAATTAAACAATCGACAAGCGGAGGTCTTGAAGCGGCGGCATCTGGCGTCAGCGGTTTCTTTGGCCGGTCAACGTCTGGCGCTAAAGCTATTGCTCAGATCGGGACGCTTGTTAACGATATTGTCTTGGAAAGAATGAACGGCAAGTTAGGCGCTGGCGTATCTAACGAAGATCGTGAGTTCTTTAAATCCTTGCAAGGTAATCTTGACAACCCGTCGATTCCTGTCGAAACACGATTGGCAGCATGGAATGAAGCCAAACGACGCATGGCAAAATATGCGGGCGACGCTGGTGCCGCACCAAAAGCAGGCGGCATTATTGACTTTGGGGATCTGAAATAATGGATGTTCGGCTCCCTGACGGCACAGTCATAAAAAATGTTCCTGAAGGAACAACCAAAGCGCAGCTTGTAGAAAAGCTGAAAGCTAATGGGTATGACATTGGCGCGCTTGAAGCCAAGCCATCAGAGCCTCAAGAGATCGTTACGACGCCGCAAAAGATAGCGGGCTATCTTGGTGAGACGCTAGGGAATATCCCCGCGAGCACACTTAATCTCGCGCAAGGCGTTTACGAGACTGCGACGCATCCGCTTCAAACAGCGGAAGCATTAGGACAGGCTGCTATGAGTCCTGTTCAAACCGCCAAAGCTATTGGTGGCTATGCTGCCGAACGATACGGATCACCTACGCAAGCGTTGGAAACTTTTAGACAAGATCCTGTTGGTGTTCTGTCCGATATTTCTGCCGTGGCTGGCGGCGTCGGAGTCGGCGCGCGTTTAGCAGGTAAAGGCCCATTAGCGCAGGGCGCTATGAAATTAGCGGAGCGCGCTGCACCATCAAATGTATTGGCCGGTATGGTGCAAGCGCCATTTAATGCTGCCGCACCTGGCTATGAGTTCGCGCGTAACATGATGGCTCCTAAGTACGCAGCCTACATGGCGGCGACTGAGGGCAGAACGCCGGAGATTATCGCTGCGCTGCGTAGCCCGCAAGCTCAGATCGTCCCTGGTTCTATGCCTACGGCAGCGCAAGCCGCCGTTCCTGTTGGCGCGACTAAGTTCCAAGCGCTCGGCGCTACGGCTAGAGAAGTTATGCCGTCAGAATATGACTTGCGTGCAGAACAACAAGCCGCTGCCCGCCTTAAAGCGTTGCGAACTGTCGCTGGATCTGAGCGCACGTTAGAAGCGGCTAAAGCAGGTCGGTCTAAAGAAGCTGCGTATTTATACGGCAAAGCAGATAAGATGCTTGTGCCAGAAGATAAGAAGCTATCTGAACTGTTAACGCGGCCTTCAATGGATAAGGCGCTTGCCCGCGCTGAAGAGTTGGCCGCAGAGCGCGGTCATACCTTCCAGCTCGGAGAGACTAAGCCTGCTACGACTGTTGAGTCGGCTATTGTTGACGAGTTTGGTCAGCCAATCAAACGCACGATTCCGGCAACAACCGCTAAGTATCCAGTTAGCAGCTTGCATGCGCTCAAGATGTCTATGGACGATCTTATCCGCAACCCAGAGCGTTTTGGTATTGGCGCGTCTGAAGCCGCTGCTATTGGTAATACGCGCAAACAGTTAATTGGTTGGATCAAACAAAAGTCACCGCTGTATGAACAAGCGCGTGGACAATTTGCCAAGCGTAGCGGCCCGATCAATCAAATGGAGATCGGCCAGTATCTTGAAAGTAAATTGCTGGCACCGTTAAGCGAGGAAGCGCCGCAACGCGCTGGTGTGTTTGCGACGGCTGTTGAGGCTGCACCGCGCACAATTAAACAATCTATTGAAGGCGCGCCACGGTTTGAAAAACTGTCGGATGTGTTGACGCCGCAACAATTCAAAACGGTTAATGATATCCGTGACGACTTGGCGCGTGTTGCTGAAGCGGATCGTAAGGCAAGATTAGCTAGAGAAAGCGCGCCAGACGCTAAAGAAGTTACCAAAGGAACTATACCGCGCGCTCCTAACTTGTTGAGTAAACTTACGACCAGCATAAATTTATTTATGAGCAAGACGCAAGGAACCATAAATCGTAAACTGGCTCTTGAGATTGCAACGGAGATGTTGGATCCCGAACAGACCGCGAAGGTTCTTGAAGATGCTGTGGCGTATGCGGAGAAAACTAAAAAGACCGCTGAAAAGATAAAAGGTATGGGCGCAGGTGTAAAAGAAACTGTGCAGAAACTTGGCCCCGCGATCTCTGGAGCTGTGACCGTTCAGAACGTGATGCGCCGGAGAGACAATCAAAACGCGATGGCGAGATGACACCAATGGCTGAATATCAAGTGTTTTTTGACGTGGCCGTTGGCGTGATCGGCGTCCTGGGCGGATGGGTATTGAATACCGTCTGGGGCGCTGTCAAAGACTTGCAAGCAGCGGACAAAGAACTGGCCGAGAAGGTCGGCGAGATCGAGGTGCTTGTTGCTGGTCGTTACATCACACGCGAAGAATTTAATACCGTGCTCAATCAAGTGTTCGCAAAGCTCGACACTATTCGAGATCTTGTGAGCCAGAAAGCAGACAGATGAAAGAGAACTACGCGAAGGCATTAGCACAAGTTCTAAAATACGAAGGCGGCTACGTTGATCACCCCAAAGATCCAGGTGGCCCGACGAATAAGGGCATTACGCAAGCAGTCTATGACGCATGGCGTAAAGCAGCTAATCAACCAACACAAAGCGTCCGCTACATCAATGATCTCGAAGTCGGCGCTATATACCGTCAACAATATTGGGATCGCATTAGCGGAGACGATCTTCCCGCTGGCGTTGATTTTGCTGTGTTCGACTTTGCTGTCAACTCCGGCGTAAGTCGCGCGGCTAAAACGCTACAGGCCGTTGTCGGCGTCACGCAGGACGGCGTTATTGGGCCTGCGACTATCCAAGCTACTAAGACCTATGTCGCAATGTCGATAACTAATCGACGTCTGGCGTTCATGCAGTCCCTGTCGATCTGGTCTACGTTTGGCAAAGGCTGGTCTGCGCGTATCGCTGACGTTAAAGCGCAGATCATAGCGCTATGCGGATAATTCTAATCTGCCTTTTACTCTCAGGCTGCGCGCCGGCTAAGTATATCTTTCACTGCACAGTGACGCAGCCGGAGAACTGTAACTAATGGATCCGCGATTGGCGTATATTGTTTACGCTGTCGCTGCCGCCGCTTCAGTAGCGTATGGAGCCAAGTTGCTTTTCATGCTTGGTATTTACTTTAGGAGGACACTCGAATGAACTCTATCATTACAAATTGGAAAACCACTATTCCTGGCGTTATTACGTTGATCGGCGTTCTATTTAATATTTGGCAGACCAAAACCGTAGACTGGTCAACGCTGCAAGCGGCGCTCGTCGCTGTTGGTTTGATCGGCGCTAAAGACTATAACGTCACCGGCAAATGATCTACATATTAGCTTTTCTTTTAGTCGCCGTTGCAGCGTTGGCTAAACTATTAACAGTTTACGCTTACGAACAAGGGCGGCGCGATGAAGTTATCAAACGCGCGGATCTTCAAACAAAATTGAAAGAAAGACAGACTAATGTTGTCATGGCACCAAAAACCGTTGACGATACTATTTCTGATCTCAACAACGGCGCTTTCTAGCTGCCAGACAGTCAGGGAAGGAACATGTCCTCCCCTGGCTCAATATTCACTCGCTCAACAACGCGCCGTCGCCAGTGAACTTCGGCGGCTCCGTGGATCCGAAACGGCTCAGTTTATCATCGATTACGGCAAGCTCCGCGCGGCGTGTCGGCTTTAGCGCCTCGACCTTGGCAGGTCTAAGCTCAGTTCTTTTCTTGTAGCCGATATTAGCGCCCGTCTCAGCCTTCTGCGCGATGTAATCCGCAGCAAACTGCGCCGCAAACGCCTCATAGTTCATAGCGTCTACGCGGCTGTCCAGATGTGTCGGATCATTAAACGCCCGCGCATTCTTAACGCAGACCATAATAATCGCCACTTCAAACGGATGGATGTCACGCCCCAAACGTAACGATGCCAAGTCCGCTATGAGCTGGAAATTATTTTCGATTCCGCCGTATGTCTCACCGCGCTCGGCGATGATATCAGCGGCCTGTCTTAGGAGATCGGTAGGTGTATGCATCTTTCAACAGTTCCTCTCTTTCGCGCAACACTCGCAGAATGTTGTAGCGTTGATGCAAGCGGGTCATAATAAAAGCGCGCCGCCCATTCGCGCGTTCATCCTGAAGCAGGTCGTAGACTTGCTTCTCAGATAAATCTGCTAATTTCTTATTCAGTTCGTTCCAGTGCATAATTCCTCCAACGCCAATTCCGACATGGAGCGCTTGTCTCTCAGCGCTGATTGGATCTTTTCATCGATGGTGTTAGCACAAATAATATTGTAACACCAGACATCTTTTGTTTGTCCGCTGCGATGCAAGCGCCCGATGGTTTGCTCATACAGTTCCAGCGACCACGGCAACGACAGGAAAATCATTTTATTGCCGCCATGTTGCAGGTTTAGTCCATGCCCAGCGGATTTAGGATGGATCGCTAATAGCTCTGTTTCTTTTCTGTTCCACTTGTCCACAGCCTGTGGATCGTCCATAGTGGAGAGTTTCGGAAATAGTTCTCGTAACTTAGCAAGCTCTTCCTTGTAGTTATACACAACGATGGTGTTGTCGTGTTGGTTCTCTTCGAGC